AACCTTACATTCAAATTCTGTAAAATAATCTGAAATCATAGAACCACCCTTATGTTGCCCTTTTGAAACAACGAACGGAGAGTCGATTTTAGAATTTGTTGTGTTGTCCTGAAACCGCAAGTGAACCATTTCGCCCCTGTGAATCAAAGGGTTGAGTAAACTCTTAACCTTCCATCCGGCCTTAGTTTTGGATGGAGTCCCCATCAAACCGGATGTTCTGTCCAATAGAACAATGTTAGTCGACTTGTGTTCCTTTGCCCAGTCGTCATCCTCAATAATCAGTTTTCCCAATTTAAAATACTTGTGAGCCTTTACTCGTTTCGCCAATTGATTGATTACAGAATCGAGGGATTCTCCAGAAAAACTAATTTTTTCAATCAACATGTCCTCTGAAAAACGAAGCTCAAAATAAGAGACTCCATATTTCGCAAAAAGTTGATTCAAGGCTGCGGAGACTAATGTTTTTTCAAATGTCATTGTAACCGAGAATGCGAATAGCGTATTCACCATATCCGAAATTTTGAATTCGAGAATTCGATTCGGGCCGCTGGTTTTTACGATGTGCTGCAGTATTTCACCCTTCGCAATGACCGAAAGGTCCTCTCCGTATCCTACGGAGAGTTCGGCCCGCGATCGCACCGTGTCCGATTTATTTTTTCCTGTTTTGGGAACACACATCTCTACGGTAGAATTTAGAACATTATAAAGTGATATAGTAGTCAAGTTTGACTTACTAAATTCTACATCAAACTCAATAGAAAACTGAATCGCCTCTTTTGGATTGTGTGAGAAAATTTTCATTTTCCCATCGGGTGATTCTATTTTCACTTCCATGTTCCGTAAAAATTGTTTCACGTTATGGCAAACCTGCTCCGTTTGTAACGAGACGAATCGTAAAGTCTGCATCCAGATCTACATAGCGGATTTTAAAATCTTCACCTATGTTTACGAACTGCCATCTACCACAAGAATCCGGATTGATCATTCCGGATTCGACCTTTAGATCTTCGCCATCGCGAACCACAGTTACACGAAAATCCTCGCCGATGCTTACGACTCTCACTCTGCCGTATAACTTCACCCCGTTCAGAGTGCAGGATGACGTAATTGAATTTCCATTCAAACCAATAAAGGCGGCCAAACAGAACGTTAGAAAAATGATATGTTTCATAGTTAGTTACTCCTGGGTTAATTTTCTCCGTCGTCAAAATAAAGGAAAACACTTTTACCGAAGGTCCCTCTATTTACTTGGAAATTCGCATAACCTTCGTTAGAAAGATCATTTGGGCTCAGAGGGACCAGACTAAAATTTACAAACCCCTGTAAACAATCATTGCCATAGCACAGCCTAGCTGTATGCAAAATTCTGAATCCGTCTTTCACATAAATAGAAATGAAATCAAAACGAGAATTGTATCGAAATTCGAATTCGTAATCTGCGTTTCCGATCTGGAATGTTTTAGAAACCGGAAGCTCCTCGAATGTAACCAGCAAAGATCGAATCATTTTGCTGTCACCGTCTTCGCGTCACTCTTGATCTTCGTAGATTTTTTTATATCGGTCTCGCCGGTCGGGGTTTTTCCTTTTGCTTTGATACTACCTCCGCCATCGACCGTCCGGGCTTCCGTTACGATGATTCGTTTTAATTCTAACGTAACCTCGACCGAAGACCCGAATTCGAGATCCCTCCTGTTGCGAATATTTCCGATGACCAGGTTTTCGATCGTCTCGTCATCGAGCCCGAGGTATAACGGTTCCTCTATGTCATCATTGAATAGACCACTGAGCCCAAAAAACGAAATCATCTTATTGATCAGCCCGCCGGTTCCATAACCTTCTAATTTGACAATGCTACCTGTTCGTTGCCAATAGATGAGAGTTTTCAATTTTTCAGATATGGTCGTAATAGAAGTGAGCCCTATATCCTCAGACAATACGCAGACTATATTCAACGATGGGGGAGCCGGAATTACATGATCGGAGATATTCGCAGTGTCAGGACTGTTTGGATCCTTCTCAATCGGGTATTGTGTGACCGTAACGGGATAATCCTGGCTAAACGCAGTTGTAACGTTCAGATCAATCGTCACCATGTTGCCCGATTGGACGCCAGAGATCCCGATCACCTCCCTGCCTGTAAATAGACTCGTAATACTCATGCGGGAGCCAGCCCCAACGAAATTCTAATTTCGTTTTCGTTTTCCTTCGCAAGACGCTTTATTTCAGACCAAAAGCTTGTCGCCTGCTCTGGTGACGAGTTCCCATGAACTTCAATCCTATCAATGTTGAACGAAATTCCCCTTTCAGAAGCAGGGGGCAGGGCCGCCGGTTGAAATGAAAGCTGGTTATTTGGAATGATTGAACCGGAACTACCAAATACGCGGAGCTCCGGCCCTTTCTCTCCAACTAAATAGGGCTTCCCTGCTTCGATAGGTCCGCCGCGTTCCCGGGCTTCAATGTGTGGAATCATAGGAAAGACGCTTTTTAACAGCGGGACCGACGTCATAGCATTATTGATTCGATCGATCATGTCGTTGATCGTTTTCGTGAGGTAACGAGTGAGGCCATCGAAATCAAAAAACGACGCGAGACCCTCATTGATTGAATTCATAATCGAATCGAAGATCGCCCTTGCCTGATTCTTGAGATTTACGATCTGGTCGAGCCACGGTTTCAGGAACGGAATTGATTGCAACTTGCTCCAGATCCAATCGAAAGCCTGGCCGATCTCGTCCCTGAATAGGAAAATTCCGGCAAGTGGAAAAATGCCAGTCACAATGAGCTTTCCCGTCAGGACCGCCGCTTTATAAAGAAATTTTAATGTAGAGTCCCAAGCACCGGAGATCCATTTTGTAATCTGATTCCATTTCGTATAGATAACTGTCGCCATTGTCACAAGCGCGAGCGTGATTGTCGCAGGAAGAAAGGCGATCGCGGCGATAACTCCGGCGACAATCAGAGCGATTTTTCCTATCGTCTTTCCTATATCCGATTTCGCGAATTCCGCAATTGCGCCCCAAACATTCGAAAGCATCGCTTTAAATTCTTGAAATCCTTTGTGCAGATCACCTAACTCCGAATCTGTTAAACCGAACCATTTCAAAAGTTCTGCGAAATAGGTTTCGCTTCCTTCGCTTCCGTATTCGAAGAAGATATAAATGTCCTCAAGAACGAGATACATGGCGGTCAATGACGCGGCGACAGCCAGAGCAATTCCGATCAATTCACCGAACGCGGCGATTTTTGCAATGGCGACAGCGTCAAGACTCGCTTTCCAGGCAAGCGTCGCACCAACGAGGCCGACGCCTATCGCAATCGCGAGAGCGGCGAGAGCAAATTGCATTCGAGCTGATCCGCGCTCGCCGTCTGTAAAGAATTCCAAAAAAGGTTTTAAGACGATCGCAAAAAACGCACCGACCTTAGCGATCGTCTGATCGAAGCCGTCTCTTAAGTTGGATACAAGTCCAACCCACGTTTTCGAAAGCGCCTCCATTCCACCCTGAACGCCTTTAATTTTTCCGAGTTCCAAAAGTGCGGCCTGGATTGCAGCAGGTGTTTTTTCAACGGACCGCTTGAAATCTTTGAACTGGATCATAACCCGACCGCCGGCGGAAGACATTCGGATGCCGAACTCTTTCATTCTTTCGAACTCGCCAACGGTGGCGTCTAACGCGGCTTCGGTGAACTGATCGAAGCTCTTTCCCTGACTCGCCGCAATGTCTCCGAACCTCGTCATCATTTCCATCGTGGGCCTCATTCCACGATTTGCGAGTTTGATATACGAACCCGTAAGCTCGGCCATTTCGTAGGGAGTCGTCTGAGCAAATTTCTGAATGTCCCCAATGGCCGCTTTGGCTTTTTCAACAGAACCGAGCGTGGTCGTGAGAACGGTTTGATATTTTTCAATCTGTCCGGCTCTGTCTAAAGCGGAACCGAAAAGACCGGATAGGCCCGCAGCGAGCCCCATCGCGACCAGGCCCTTCATGAGGCTCATCCAGCCTACAGTTTTGATTTTGGACTCTTCTATGTGACCGGAAATTTTTTGAATTTCTCGATCCGTCAGACCAGCGGCTTTGGCGGTCTCCTTAAATTCATCCGCAAGCTTAAAATCGGTCTTCGTCTTAGAAATGAGTTTATTCAATTGGTCCTCGGAAACCCCGAGGGACTTCGACATCGCGTGCATTTGCTCAGTCGTAGGGGCGAAAACCTTCGGAGGAATGGGCGGATTTGCCCGCAAAGCTTTCGAATGTTCTAATATCTTTTGGATTTCCTGGTCGGTCATACCCGCCGCGCGAGCAGCCCTCTCGAACTCTCCCGAGAGGGCCGACTCACCTTTCGTTTTTGCCATGAGTTTAGAAAGCTCGTCCTCTGCAATTCCCAGATATTTGGACATGATTTGGATCTGATTCGCGGTTGCGTTAATTGCATCGGGAATCGTGTTGTTAAGGGGTTCAAAATTCTCAACCAGGCTGGCGGCATTTTTAGAAAGAGCATCCATCGACTCACTGGAACTCGAAATCTGAGGATCCAGCCTCAGGAATTGACGTACGAGATTATCAACGACCTGCCCCAGACCGAGAACGCCGTTTTTTGCGTTACTCACTCCGTCGAGATCGACTCGTATGCTCAATCGCCTAAGAACTTGATCGCCCGTCATTTCGGTTCCATAAGAATCGCTTTATACAATCGATTATCCTGATATTCCAGTCGCATCCGGGCAACCTCCTGAATCACCAGGAGCTCGAGGGGATGCGCCTGGTTTACCGTCTCCTCCGAGAAGCTGGATAATCCGCATATAAATAAATCGTAATATGATTTACGACTCTCAATCCGTCTCGTTATCTCCGCTCGAACCTCCTCGTCCGTTGGCGGGTCCGACAGATTCGGGAATCTCGTCCCATATAGACCCGTCAAAAAATCGAGGAGCGAGCTTCCCCCAGAGCCCGTAGAGACGAGGATGAATATCATCGCGCCGTAGGGTTTTTGTCGGAGACGCTCCGAATCGCTCGACGAGCTCCGCCTCTAAAGGAGTCGCGGGCTCGATTACCCCTTTTACACACTCTCGAAAAAATCGTTCCGTTCGAAGAGAGGTTTTTAATTCCAGGCCACCGTCCCGCTGGCGCAGCATTTCGTCGTCCCATTCGTCGACCCGCTTGTTGCCGGGATGCTGGAGTTTCCAAAGTTGGCCCGACAGGGGTTCCGCACCTTTGAAAAATTGAATATACAAAACCTTGTCGCCGGCAGCTCCGACGATCTCAATCTCAGTTTTAGACATCTGTCTCTCCTTTATAAACTTAAATACGCCTCGATATAGTCTACCATCAGGATCTTCCAGATGGACGTTGCAAAACCCTTGGTTCCGATTTCCACATTCGGCTTTTCTAATATTTTGCAATTACTCGACATCCCCTTGTATTTGGGTGCGGACTGATTTTGAATCAGAATGGCAAAACGAGTCCCAGCCTTTTTTAAAAGGTCGAGCCTTGCGACCGCGGGAGCGGACGGAAGATACTGCAATTCCAGCGAATGCACCTCGTTTAAATTCTTATTTGTCAGAACCTCACCGCGGATCCCGACCTTGTATTTTTGGAGTTTTGCATCTTCTTTCTGCACCTTCAAAAACTTGTCCTCCAGGATGAGGCCAGCGGTGGCATCGAACGGGGCCGGGGTGAGTAGCGTAATGCTGAATTCCCCGATATCAAAAAACCGCTTCTCGTACCAGTCACTGGATCTCCCCATCGCTCAGGCCCTTACGAGAATCTTTGAACGGAATCCAAAAGCCGGATTTTAAATTCGTAATCCCCGAATCCTGTCTTACCGTTGACGGAAGTCTTGGGCTCTTCCATAAAAACGCCACGGGATGCCGTGATTTTATATTTCGGTGCGCTGTCGGATGAAAACATAAATCCAAAGTCCGCCTGCGATTCCCGTAAATTTTGCAGATACGGAACAGCGATCGCTGACGGCAAATATTTCAGAGTAACGATTCGAGACGAATCGTGGATCGAATTCGATGAGTATGATTCGTCCTTTGTTCCGCGGCGAGTCGTAACCTCGTCCCGGTTTTCCTTTTCTACGGAGAAAAAATCCCCATCGATTACCAGGCCCGCCGTTACGTCTACCGGAGCCGGATCCAGAATGACGACCGTGATTTGTGCGAGATCGAAAATTTTATCCACTCTCTATACCCCCATTGTTCCGGAAATTTCGATCTTGTTGATCCCGCCACCGACCGTACAGGTGAACTTGATCTGAGGGATCTTGCGATTTGCTCTGTCATTCGTCGGAATGTCAGAGATTCGTTCGGGCATAAGCAACCTGTATTGATAGTCGCCCAGATCGGAGCGACTTCTTCCGTCGGCATCCTCAACGCCCGCGATCACTCCGCGCCGGCCACAATCCCTGAACACTTCTCGTAACGCCGCTTCGAGGAGGCGAAGTCCTCCGATTGTCATCGAAATCCGATCTTTATTGATCTTTAGGGAATGGTATGCCTCCTGTAGGCGCGCCTGGAGATAATAACGTCCGATCACGACGTCGATATATTGCCCCGACATCGTTTTGCCTTCCCAGGTGACATTCACTCCTCCCATCTCTCGAATCACGTTTCCGTTTTTTGCGAGGATCTGGGATTGTTCCGACATTGTTACGTCGGAATTCCTCTGTCCGTTCAACTGTTTTGAATCCCAGGCGATCGATCCGATCGGTGCAGAACCGCACCGTCCGAACCATCCAGCGTCCGGAAATTCGTCTGCGTGATTCGAAATCGTGAGGATCGTATTTGCATGATCCTTGAGTTGATCCGGAGCAGCCTGGTCCGCAGTTGCGCAAATATACAGTTTTTCTAATGCTTTCATGTATTCGGACGCGATTTTAATTTCGCTTAACGTCCGAGTCGTCGTAAGCAGCCAGAACCAATCATCGAAACCATCGTTTCGAAGATCAGCGAGTTCAGAAGGAAGGGTCGCGAAGGAGCCCAGCCTCAGGACGGCCACTTTTTCGGCACGTGGAGAACCGGAAAAAATAGCCTGAACGAGCTTGTATTCAGGCGAGTCCTGGCCGTATCCGATCGACGGAGCGAGAAGTTCGTCCGCATCCTGAATCTCCAGATACGGATCAGTCGGATCGATCAGAAGCAGCTTTTCAAAAGCGGAAGCGATTCCGTCGCCCGAACCCTGTAAGGGGTCCAGGGTAACGATTTTTGAACCTCCCCCGACTCCGTTCACCGTTTCGGCGGCGGCTTTGATCTGTGAGGCGGTGGAGACGGCAACCCCCTCAGAGTTCGTAGCGAGATACACCGAAATGAGATAGGGATCAGCGGCAACTCCTGCTCCGCTGCGAGAAACCAACAGCGGAGCGTCGTGCCCGGCTCTGATATACTCAACCTCGATATGGGTCTCGCCCGTTGCGACAGCCCTCCACCTGATTCCGGAATTGCCCGATAGGACGTCGAGAGCGTAATTCACCGTCCGGGGCGTGACCCCGGCAACCAGCGCGAGGCCGAAGCCCTTCTGGGCCAGGGGCAGGGTTGCCAGCGCAATGTCGATTGATATGTTTGAGATTTGACTCACGTTATTCGTTCTCCCATTCTATAGAATTGAAAGTGGATTCCAAGTCCACCACGTCCACAACGAGCTCCGTTTCACTCGCGCCGCGAACCCTGAAATCAAATCCCAGTTGATATTCATAGACGGTATCAAGCAGAGTCGTTCTGTCTTGGATCGTGCTAAAATCGTCTATGACTACACCGATTCCTTCGATGGTATCTTTCCCGTGGATTTCAAGCCACCCCCGCGCCTTGTTTGAAAGTTCATAAAGAATATCTAACGGGTTTTCCGTATTGGCGTTGTAGAAGGAGAGAGAAAGTCTCACCCCTTCCGGAATGAAATACACGATGGAAGCTTTCGTCGAATCTCCATTAGGTTTCGGGTAACGCAGATTCGCGGCGTCCTTGTTTCTCACGAGAACACCATAGGCGCAGTACGGATAAGAAGGACGGGGACCGTCCTGGTTTTTTCGAATCACTTGCGTTTCAAGATGAGCCGAAAGAGCCTTCATTAAGGCGCGAAGAATCGAAGGACCTGTATCTGCCATTACTCGGCGTCCTCCGGGAAATCCATGATGATCGCAGGGTAGAGCCCGAACCAGTCCGGTTGTTTCGAGCCGTAAAGAGTATCCCTAAAATCGTTCCACGATTCGGAATTATGATCTCCTAATGTGTTTATACAACCGGCCGACCATCCGTCGATTTTATTCTGTCTGCCCGATCCATAATGAATATCAATCCCGAAAAAACCTTCTTCTTCAAACCCATCGTCGTTTTCGTTGTTTCTGTTCCGATCCCTCCAAATGCGAACCGGCGTTGCCTGGTTGAATGCGGGAAGCCCCTTGTGGAGACCTCGTCTGAACCAATGGAGTCCGTTTAATAGATGAGCGCATCCGTTCGGACTCATCGGAGTTTCTGTGTATTTCCTTCCGGGATCGACAGTCCCTTGAAAACATTTCAGCTCGTCGCCACGAACAAGACAGAGGAGATCGTCATATTTGTTGAATGTATTCCCGGTTCGGATGAAGAGGCTATCGCCCCGCTTCATTTGAATAGAGCAGGCCCTGATTCCAAAGATGGTCCAGGACCGATCGCTCACTCGATGATCCAGCGCCCCGGCGGCGATCTTTGTCACGAGGATGGAATGAAATTCATCAGCCGTATACACGTTATGCTCCCATAAACGGAATCTTGAGTTTACCCGTAACCACTAAATATATTAGAAAAACGATCAGTAGCAACGCGATCGCGATCCCGGCGATCCACTTAACGCCGGACTCGAATCCGGCGCCTTGCGCGTAGGAGGCGACCGTGTCCGCGCATTTGCGTAGAGTTTTCCAATTCTGCGATCTTCTCGTCTTTGGATTTAATGCTTCTATCTATCTCGATCAGGCTATCCCTACATTCCCCCAGATCGGAGATCGCGCGTTCGGCCGCCCCGGGTTCGTTATTTTTGAGCGCCGCTTGTGTCCTGCCGTAGCCCTCAACCTGTGCTCTGATCGCGCTCGGCGGAGAGAGTTGCGGCGTTATGCAAAATAAAAGCGCATAACATAAAATGAATATTACTATGATCGTATTTTTTTTCACGACTGCTTTCTCCGTGGTTTTTCCTGTTCGAATTCTTTGGCACTGAATTTGATTTTTACGTTTTCGTTGACTCTCTTTCCGAGATAGAGCGCACCCTGACCCAGACAGAAATATGCGAGCATTTCGATCAGGGAAAACTGCTGCTCCGAGATTTTATGTATTATGAAAATATAATATATACAGGCGGCCAAAAATACGAGAAATACGATCCAGGTCCTGAGTGTCGTGTCGGAGAACTGTCCGGTTTTGTCGTCCCGCCAGAGAAACTTCATTGCGCGCGTCTCCGTTTTTTTGATTTGGGGGCGGACTGCTCTTTGGGCTCGGGATACGAGGTCACAAGACACACGGTCGCGGAGTCGGTCGGTAGGCCGCTGGCGACCTTTTCCAGGTTCTGGGCATAACGAACGTGCTCTGCATTCGCCCTATCGAAAAGGTACTTCAGCCTAATTCCGTTATTAGTTCCCACGCTGTGGAATAATTCATAGAGAGACGAAAGAGCCTTCGAGTTCAATGTCGATACCCCGGTCAGATCTAACGTGAGCCGCTGGTCTGCAAACGGCATGAGACGGACGCGTTCGTCGAGAAGCCTTAGGAATTCGCCGAATCTATGGGAATCGCTAACGCGCAGATGGTTCGTGAAACGAAATAAAAGCTCCTGGGATTCAACAAATATTTTTGCGGGATGCTCCAGGATTCCGGCATGATTCTCGAGGGCTCCGCGGTTCGATTCGACGTAGCTCTCGAATTCGTCGAGGCGTTTGCGGTAACTTTCAATAACGTCTCGTTGCATCTTAATCTCAGCCAGGAGAGAGCCGATTTGCGGATTAGGGTCTTTTGATATTACCGAGAGAACCCAAATCCAAAGCGCCCGTAAATCCCCCCAATATTTAAACAGGATTAGGCAGAATACAAGTGCCGTCGCGGCAATGAGCTGATAGAGTGAGGCTGAAAAAATCTGTTCCACGATATTCCCCTAATGGATAAAAAAAGTGAGCCGCAAAGCGGCTCACTAAAACGTCCCGTCTAAACCAGCATTGATTTTGCACGATCAGGACGATTGGAACAAGACCGAAGTTTCCGATATTACTGTGATTTGTTATTTCGTATCACTTTCTCTGTTAGGTTTTGGATCATTTTAATTTTCTCATCGGAGGCACGGGATTTGCCGGACAAAATTTTCGCTACTTCATCAGTTTTCAATTTCACTCCATTTTCCTTAGCCTCTTTCGTAATATCCGAAACCTTTATGTTCGCCTTGTTCATTCGAAGACGAAGGTCCAAAAGCGAGGCCTGTTTGATCAAATCTACCGTAGCGACACCGTTAAATCCAGAGAACTCATCCAAACAACCCTTGAGATACTCTACGCCCAACGGACTCGGATGCACAACTTCGCAAAACAACTCTTTAGCAAGTGCGCCCGCTTTCCCTGTTTCAAACGAAATCCCAAATCGTTGCTCCGCAAACTCGAGAATCTCATCGTAGTCCAAATAATCGAGCTCAACGTGCTTACAACGATATCCGACTTCACGTCCGCTCAGAACAGTATTCATGATACTCGATTCGTTTCCAAACATAATGATCGGGAACAGGGGCAAGGTGTGAATCTCTCGGAGTTTTTTTAACTCTCGAAATGTTGGATCGTTTATGTCCTGAGCGGAATCGACTACGAGAATGATTTTTTGAGGTTCCTCATTCCTGCCCTTCTTCCTTTTTGTCTGCTTGTATTGCAACCTCAGAAGCAAGTTTCTGAGTTTTTCCTCTCTTGACTCAACATCGATCGGGGCAATTACATCCGGTGAAAGGCTTTCGATCATTCGTTTCATAAGAACCGGAACCCGAGAACGTCCATTGTTTCTCCAGCTCGTAACGTTCATTATGATATATGAATTTTGTGCGGCCCACTCGTCGGAAATGTATCGTCTTAACGTCGTTTTTCCCGTTCCGACGTCTCCCGTCACGAGCAGCCAACCGTTTTCCCTCACCGTATTGTCGACCTTCCGCAATACTTTTTTGAGCTGATCCGTGAGCAAAAATTTCATCGTTCCTCCCGAAGAATCTCTATGTATTCGTGAAGATCGTTATATACGATTTTCGCATTCACCTCTAAGATCTTTTTGAAACTCGCGACGATCGTAGGGAGCAAATCCTCCTCGATTTCACCCGCAATTTCCTCAAGGACACACAACGCATCTCCAACCGAATCGTATTCCGTCGCGGTTCCCGGATCGGGAACGAAGTGCGGAACAGCCTTTCCTTTCCATTCCGGGATCTCAATTTTCGGCGGAAGGGTCGATGAAAAAGATATTGAAGTGCCTTTTGCTGCCTTTCGAACTTCTTTACGAAGCTTTTCGGCTTCAGTGTCAGACCAATCATAGTCAATGTCGTTATGGAACGTTCCCATCTTGCGGCGTTGTTTTCCACGAGGATCACAGTCATACATCCTTCCGGTTCGCGGATCGAGAGCTTTCACCTTTCCGGTTACATCGCGAAAAACGTTTAGCTCAAGACCCTTCGGGAGATCACGGGCAACAAAGAATTTCTCCACCTTTGCCCTTGATCCCCACTTGATCGAAATGACACCGTAGGCGTCCACCTTTCGTTTGTGGAAGGCAAATCGCGCGTTCCGAATATCATCCGCATTTACGGATCGAAGCGGGCGCGAGTTTGTACTTTCGCAAAACCTCGCATACGCTCCAGACTGAGTGTTGTGGAAAATCTGCCACTGTGAGTAATGCTCGTTCAAGGAAACGAGATCCAGGTAGTCATCCTCCAGGGCCTTGAGCATAGTTTCATGAGACCGCTTGCTGGCGGAAATCCTGCCCTCGACCATCCCCTTTGCGCTCGGATTTCCAGCCACGTGAGTCGTGACCAGGATGCGAAGGCGATTGAGGAACGTCTTCATTTCGTCCGAACGCATCCCGGAGCCGCGATCACAGTAGATGTTCAGCGGGACTCCCTGTAAAGGAATTCGCTCTTTTGACAGCAGACAGTCGGTCAGGAAATCGATCCAAGTCGCCGTGTCCTCTCCGCCGCCTTCCGGGGCGTACGCTCGGCAAAACCAAGCGCCCGAATACAAATCAACCGCAAAAAACAACCAAATCCGACGCAGGCCCTCACGCCTGAGAAGGTCCGATAAGTGCTTGTCTTTTTCCGACAGTCCCTTCTTATACTGGAATTTATTGTCGAGTCGCAGGAAATGTTGATCGAGCGGGGTCGCATCCACAACGAGCCATTCTCCGGCGAAGTCGGCATAGAGTTGGACTGCGGTGTGGGATTTTTTAAAGTCTCGTGCTCGCAGTCCGAGTCTGCCTAACGCACGATCGATCGTAGTTCGGTGCGGAAGATCCTCGGCCCTGAACAAGCCTTCTTCAACTCCCATCCGCATCGCCGCTGTCGTAGACGCGTATTTTGTTTTTGACTGAGTTTCAGTTGCGACCTTTAAGATCGCAATTTGACGAACCAGCTCGTCTTGTTTGTTTCGACGAGACGTCAAAATAAGCCCGCCGCGCGGTGATGGTTTCGTTGCATCGAAAACGGACTGGCCCTGATTCAGGCGATTGAAATACTTATACACTGTGGAGGGAGATTCCACACCGTAGCGCTTACAAACCTCCTGAATAATCTCACCGCGCGCGGCCTTGGTTTGTTTTTCGTTACCAAGACTCTTCCATTCCATGAAGTATTTCGCGAGATTGGTCTGATCGATTATCGATTCAAGTCGCATCTCCATTAGACTTTCCCCTTCTTGCCAGATTCGGCTTGATAGAGGATTCCACCAAGGGACTCTCTCAACGACGCGAGACCCGATTCAATGATTTGGATTTTCTCCGTTATATGGGATCGAACTTTTACGTTCTTGGCAAACTTCGAAATCTCAACCGATCCGAGATTTTGAAATTCGGACAGAATCTTTTCCGTAGACAGCGTAAACATCCCGTTTACCTGACGCTCCGTCCCTAACGACTCGGCCAAATTCCTCCTATCGGAATGCACAACGCCGTCCAACTGCGCCCTCAGTTCCTCAATCTCCGATTTGAGCTCCGAAATCATTTGGTCTTTGCGTTCGAGAAGGACGTCTCCGCCTCGTTTGGCCTGCGTTGCGGTTTTGATTTTCTCGCCCAGGCTCCTCTCCTTTTCCAGGAACCTGGCAGAGATTTCCGCTTCGAATGTCTCCAGGTCAACCTTCTCTCCGTTGCGAACAGCATACGATTCCCCGATCGTGGCGTCGGCGTATTCCGGATCATTCGCAAATCGTAATATTTGCTTAATGTTCCCATGGAACACTTTCAGAGCCGACTCGGAATCAAACCGCTGGCCAATGGCCAAATACGTAATCGCCTGAGTGAGCGGCAAAATGTTCTTGAGTTCGACCGCCACGAATTCGCGGAAGCTCGCGTATCCGACGTATCTGTAGAGTTCGTGATCGTGGACCTCTTTGAGTGCAAAAATCGATTTCGCAATATTTTGCTGAATCTCGGATACGAGAACTCTACAGCGGAACGCGGCATTTTCCGGCGACAGGACAATCGGATCGACCGGGACGATGTTCGCGCCGTCGAATTCGTCGGGCGCTTGCGTGGCTTTTTCGGTACGTTTTGTTTGGCTCATTGTGATTCAACCTTATGCAAATTTTAATTCAGGGGAAATTGTTGCGACGTCCTTCACTTTCTTTAGGATCTTGTAAACGTGTTGGCGAGAAATTCCGAACTGCTTAGCAATCTGTGGAGCGGGAGTTCTCGAATCAAACAGGCGACGAATTTCGTCGTCTCGATTCTGGGCGTCATCCGTGCGACGAGAAGAATTGTCGCCGTCGCCTTCCAAGCGACCATATCCGTGCGACACGACAGCCGCCTTGTCGCCATTCTGTAGGCTGTCGCCTGTCTTCCCGTTGTCGCCAAACTCAGTGTCGTCTTGTGCGACTGCCTCATGCGACACCGTCCTCTTTGGCGACTCAGCCGGACCTGTTGGGATCCCTGCGTAATGACGCGCTTGGGGCCCGGTCAGATCCGCGACTTTAAAATCCCAGGCGTTTTGAGTTGCGGCCCTATTGCCAAGCGGACCAAAATCCATTTTTAGCATATTTGAATGAACTTCCGCTATCTTGTGAGATACGAGATAGTTTAGAATCGGAACGCAAACGGCGAGAACCACCGCACCTAATAGCAGGTGCCAAAAGTACAAAGACAACTCTCTCTTCGTTTGAATCTTCGCGTTTTCAGCCATGATTCGTTCGTTTTCTCGTTTAACCAACTCGGTTTCCAGCCTAAAGGCCTCGACGTACGTTTCCTTTCCTCCATTCCAATACGCTCGCGGATTGTAAGCTGGGTATTTCAGGAGCTCTCTTGCGGGATGCGACTTCTCCTCTCTGGCAAATTCGTTTAACAGCGGATCTACGAAGCTCGCAAACGACAACATCACACACAGAATTGTCGCACCCACGGACGCCCAGCGGTAACCGAAGAACGCGAGGTAAAATACGATCCCGACCGTAATCGCCGCGCTCGCGATTCCAGCGAGCATGTTTCCTGACAACGTTTGATAGAACTCGAAGAGTCTACTCCCTTCTGCTAACGAAAGCAGAGCGAGGACGACTCCATGAGGTAGCCATTTTTTCATTTTGATTCTCCTGATTAGTATATTAAATTATTCGAATTTATCGGAAAGTTCGACCTACCGGATTCCGCCCAGTATTTCCGCCTTGCGCCTGCGAAGCTCCTCGACCGGAATCCCCATCTTGCGAGCGCGCACCCGGTCGCCGAAGTCCGTAATCTCGGATTGAGTATACGTTCGGCCTTGCTCCCTAAGCTCCAGCCAGTTGAGCGTTATTTGCTGAAACTCGGAGACGGTAATTCCCCATTCCGTAAAAATGATTTGCTCGACACGTTTCGACCGCTTGTCACCATGGAGGACATAGGAAATGAACTGCTGGGAAATTCCGTATTTCGCGGCGAGGGCGTGCGTTGAATTGTATTCACGTACTACGATTGCCGACAACAGTGGGCAATAGCTACCTTTGCCCGTCCGGATGCGAATAGGTTTATTGTTCTGGGGCAACAATAAACCTCCAGGTTCCTTGTTACATGGAAACAAAGAACCCGGAGGGTCTTGCGTCCCTGGCGGTTTGTCGCTGGAGCAAGGAGGCATAATATTGTCTGGGAACATTATACCTGTAGCAGATCTGGTTACTCTATGCTCAAGGTCTGGGGTGCGACTTGTCGATATCATACGAACATCGATACAGAAATCGGAATTTTGTGCAACAAAATAAAATACAGAAAGCGGAATTAATGAGGGAACGACTATTGCAATTGATTGAGACGCTGGGGTTGAATCAGAAGGAATTCTGCGACAGCACGGGGATATCGCAAAGCAGGCTGAGCGAGGTGATGAGCGGCCGAACTCTGCATCTATCTGCCGAGGCCCTGATCGAAATAAGTCGAAAGCATAATGTGAATATAAATTGGCTTTTAGCGGGCGAAGGTGAAATATTTAGCCCCGTTACCCCATTGAGTGGAAAGACGCCAAAGGAGAAGATTCGAGCGATCGAAGAGATGAGGCGACTCAGGCAAATCATTCCGCTTGATATTGCCGAGGCGGCCAAAAATAACCCCGAGCTATTAGAGCTGATTAGGCTGGTATCAAAAATCCCGGCGGACAAATATCAGCAAATCAAGAGGATTCTGAAGTCCTTTCTATTGTAAACATCCCGATTATCACGCGGCAGCCGTTCGACACGATCTCGTCCAAAGCGCGCGTTTCCCTCTCGTATTCCTCGAAACAACCCAACAAAATATGAGTAATCGCCTCTTCTCTCTGCTTCAAATCCATCATGCATTCCCGATCCTAAATTAACTATCTTTTTGTATAGCATTCGTATCCATACGGACAAATGCAACACACAATTTCGCATTCATTTCTCGCAGAATGTCGGATTCGTGACGTTCGGGCGATTCGGCTCCATTTGCGAATCGCCGTGTTTCAAAATCGGTCTCTTGTGCTCGTAACGTGTAAAATCGGAACGACGTTTTTCTTTTTTAAAATGTAAAGAATCAAATATGTCGATCCGATATAGTAACTGATATTTTCCAGAGAATCGACACGATTTTGCAATAAAAAAATTCAGGACTTGGGAATAAAATGAAGGACCGTTTAAGAGCCTTAATCGACTCGCTAGGGATTTCGGACAGAGCATTCTGCCAATCTGTCGGAATCGGCCAGAGCCGACTGAGTGAGGTTCTGAACGATCGGACCGAAAACCTTTCGCTCAATGCTCTGATCGATATCCACAGAGCCCATGACGTAAATCTGAACTGGCTCATTGTGGGAACCGGGGATGTATTCTGTTCCCCAAAGGTGGCTCAGTATAACTCAATCATCGAAATCAAAAACACGATCCAGAATTCACCGGCTCAAGCGGCCCACTTCCTGGTTTCTCGGCGCCCCGAGTTGCTCGAGCTTCTTCGAATTCTCGTGAGAGTGCATACGTCGCGATACAAGCAGATCAAGGTTATCCTAAAGTCTTTCCTCCTGAAATAACGGAAACTACGCCCTTTTCCTGAACCCAAAAACTCTGTATCGTTTTCCGCTAAATGGCGGAGGCGAGACAATGTAAACCCTACAAAACCAAGCCGTATGAGACAGCGTTGCTCATGTATCTATCCGGTGAGGCGGACAATGCAGTGCAGCTCTCCGCCCGGCTCGCAGCCGGCGGCGTCAAAGTTTCGGCGAATACAATTCGCTCCTGGATGAAAGTCGAGGATACCGCCGGCCATGACTGGGAAGCGCGCCGGGGAATTCTGTATGAAAAGATCCTCAAACAAAACGAAGGGGAAGTAACTCTCCAACTCGATAAAATTCGGGACAGGTGTTCCAATGTTCTCGACGGAATACTCAAGGACCTGGAAGAGGGATCGCTTCGGTTTAAAACGAAAGACACTGCAATCTACTCGCTGAGCAATATGGTCACCCTGCTCAAGGGCTTCCAAACTACCGACAGATGGAAGAATCCCATATTCGTAATCTCCGAATACACCAGGCTCCTGGAGGGAATTCCAGCGGTACGGCGAGTTCTAAAAGCCAACCATAATAAAATTCAAAAACAGCTCAACGCTGCGATAACTCAGGACGGGGCGGCCGATGAAGCGGACGCAGACTGAACCCGAGTTCTCAAGATCCGACGTATTCGGAGCCATTCTCGAGGAGCGGGCCAGAAGATTCGGAGAGGTCGATCAGAATTCCAGAATATACGGAAAACTGCATGGACGGGAGGATCTGTTCGCATTCGGGAGGCATGTCGATCCCGAATTCGAGAATCCCGCACACATCCGAAAGATCGGAGAGCAGCTGATACAAGTCGAACGAGGCGAACAAAGACGCCTCATCATAAACGCACCTCCCAGACACGGCAAGACCCTGTTCTCGTCGAAAATTTTCCCGGCGTGGTTTCTGGGACGAAACCCCAGACGAGAAATTATCTCAACTGCGTACGGTGCGGATCTTGTCAGCGAAATTACCGGAAGACAAAGAGACATTTGTGAAAGTAGAGAATACGGTGAGATATTTCCAATGGTTCGGGTTCGGGGCGATAGTCGAGCTCGCGAGCGCTGGAAGACGACCGCCGGAGGCGTTGTTCTCGGTTCCGGAACCGGTGGAGCGATTACCGGATATGGCGCTCACCTTCTCAATATTGACGACCCTATTAAAAACTTCGAAGAGGCCCTCAGCCCGACATACCAGGAGCGGGCCTGGGACTGGTATAGGACTGTCGCGAGAACGAGGGTGTACACGAACGGCGCGATTGTAATTACGATGACTCGGTGGGCCGAGTTCGATCTCGTCGGAAAAATTCTCGCCCAAGACGGACGTGTTGAAGACGGAGGGCTCTGGACTGTTCTAAAGCTTCCGGCGATTGATGGAAGCGGAAATGCGCTTTGGCCCGAAAGATTCAACATCAACGAGCTCAATGAGATCCGTAAGACCCTTGGCGAAAAATTGTTCCAGGCCCTCTACCAGCAGGAGCCGATTGATATTCAGGAAAAACTTTTTGAGAATCCGACAATCGAGGAACCTCCGTCCGGACTCACGTATTACGCGTTCCTGGATCCTGCGTTTACGACCGGGGTCACGTCCGACTATTCAGCTCTGAGTATATTAGGAATCGATAATAAAATAATCGATCGGAGCAGGGCTGAACTCTGGGTTAAATATGGAGAGATCTGGAAACGATCAATCGATGTAATTTACGATCTCGTTGAGAGGGCCTGTATCGAAAACAACGTTTCTGTTTTGTACGTAGAGTGCAACAACGGCGGCGATGCGATATATGAAGCCCTGAAAAAAAGAAAAGCTCTGAAGGTGGAGAAGGCCCATGCGTCGGGAAATAAAACTCTGCGAATCGTCGATCAAATTCGTGGGAACTGGACGCGACTCCGATTTTCGAGATCCTTGAGTCCTGCATATTTCAACCAAATTTTAAAATACAACGATCAGGCCGCACACGATGACGCTCCGGATTCGCTCGCAAGTTTGATAAAGAAAATTGCGAGCAAGGGAAAGTCCTTGCGAGATCGATACAACTGGTTTGGAGGAATTGTCTGATGGGTCGTAGGAAGAAAAGCAGAATCGAAACTCGTTTCGATGGATTAACGGATACTCTCACGGGGAGAGGTACCGACACTGACAAGCTCAATCAACTGCGGCCCACGTCCTATTTTTTTCCACCCGAGGAGTGCCGTGCGTGGTACCGCGCAAATGGGTTTTTTGCAAACATCGTCGATGCGCCCGCCGAAGACGCAACTCGCGAATGGATCACAATCAAAACCAATATGGACGGCGCTGAGAACGAATTGAATGTCTCCCGCCTCATCATGAACCGGCTCGAGGAATTGAAACTCCAACAAAAGCTAAGGGATCTGATCCGATTTTCCCGGCTTTATCAGGAAGGTGGATTTCTATTTTACGGACTTAATGCGCCTGTCCCTCAAACTACCCTGAACATCATGGACCCGGTTCCGAACGAAATTAATAAAATTGCATATATCAACGTATTCGGCCCGGACCGTGTTGCATTGACGGACCGCAGTTTGAGCCCACTCGCGGCATCCTATCACATTCCAGATGTTCGGATCGATGGGTATCTCGTTCACGACAGCCGTTATTCATGGCTCTGCCCGTCCTACGTTGCAGAGGATGGCCGTGGCGTATCCGTGATCGAGACGGTTATAACGGCAATCATCGCGCAGGACACGGCTCTGCATTCCATTTCTTCAATGTTGTACGAAGCCGGAGCAAAAATATTTAAATCCAAAAAGGTGGACGAGCTTGGCGAGGCCGAAGTGGGAAAATTTCTGCGACAACTTCGCGCAGTCCTCTCGTCTCAATCACTCGTTGCGATTGATGGAGACGAGGAACTCGTTCGATTGGAGAGCAACTTAAATTCCACAGGACTGAAAGACTCTCTCGAGTTTATTTTTGAAAACCTGGCCGGGCTTTCCCGAATTCCGAAATCTCGATTGAACGGGCAAGCGCAGGGCACAATCACGAGCGGACAGTTCGACTTTCGCTCCTATTACGACGACATCGCACGGGACCAGGAAAACGACCTCCGTCCCATTATCGAAAAGGCGATCCGGCTCGTCATCCGTGAACGACGAGGCGAGATATATCGCAAGTTAAACGGGCAGGTTGACAGTTTGGATTGGCGGCTCGAATTCAATCCCCTCTGGAAGCTCAGCGAGAAAGAGGCGGCGGAGATCGATCTGATACGAGCCCGTGAGGCCGATATTTATATGTCCAGGGGGGCAGTGTCGCCCGTAGAAGCGAGGCCCGAGAGATTTTCAGATTTGGAAACGTATCCCGCTTGGAGCCCTGGCACATCCCTCGAATTCGGTGATCCGCAAACGACCGGGGAACCCGAAACGGAAGTCGATCCCCGGGAACAAAGTGGGGACCAAAAGACGAAAGAAGGTCGACTGAGTTTATTTTAGAAAAATTGAATGTATCCGATTCAGCTTGAGCAACAGTATGCGGGTTTCTTTTTAGACGATTTTGACCGTTTCGTAAAATCGTTCCTGACCGTACTCAAAAATTCCAGCGATTCCAATTTCTCCGAAAATCTCGAACGATTCAAACGGAGCTTCCCAGAGCCCGATAGGCAGAAAGAGCGATTCGAACATCAGTTCCAGCTCGTAAGGGCCTGGGCGATCGACAAAACGAATGCGGCAATTTCAAAGAAGATCGAGAAACGATACGGGGCGACAGTCGCGACAAAATTACTGTCAAATTTGACGCCAATTTTGTCGCAGGGTCGCCGATCCGGGCAGGATGCGACAGACTCTGTCTTCCCGACAATCACGATCTCGAATGCGACAAGCGAAAGAATCCAAGGTTTGGTAAACGAATACGTTCAAACCAACTTGGGGCTCAGCCGCAACATCAAAGACGAATATTTCGCAAAAACGCAAAACCAGATCTTCCAAGGAATCAGGCAAGGGTCAAGTTTCCAAACAATCGTTGACGATATCGTAAAAAACGGCGGCGGGGTCACACGCAGCAAAGCGGAATTTTGGGCTCGCGATCAGATGGGCCGATTTTTTGGAACCGCGACCATGCTGCACCAAACCGAGGCGGGAATCCCCGGCTACATCTGGAGGTGCACTCATTTCAGGACCCGCGATCAACACCTTAAACTTGATAACACATTTCATCGATGGGACAAACGTCCTAAAATTCTCTACGGAACAAAAACGACCGAATGCCATCCGGGCGATGACTGGTGTTGTCGCTGTTGGGCTGACCCCTCCTTCGGAGACGAGGAGGGAGTAAAAAAGTGGCGGGACGAGTGGGTTGCGCAGGCGCTCGACCTCACCCTGGGCGAAACAAACACTCAGGTCCAAATCGAAAACCCATTATCACGAGCTCAAATCGTGGAATCAATTCGATCCATCAATTCAGTGTTAAATATTCAACCGAAGATCGATCGGCACAAATTCAAATTTCTTTCTATCGAACAATCACATCCCGACTTTGGTCGCGCGTCCGGTTTTTACGAACCGTCGACCGGTGCGATCTATATCAAATCGGGAATCGAGAACGCACAGACTCAAATCATCCATGAGATTTTTCACAAGCTGGATCGGGAGTTCCTGTTTCGCGCCGGCCACTCGGGTCACCAAACTGCCGAAGCCGCCGAACTCATGCAAGCGATTCGAAACACAAGCTCATTCCGAAAACTCATACTTGCGAAACCATTGAACCCAGGTGCGCTTAGGGATTGGAGCGAGCTTTCTCGGGAATCCGAATGGATCGCCAGGGCATTCGAGCAATTTATCGCGGAAGAGACAAGCGATCCCAAGCTCAAGAAACAAATCCAAACTCGGGCCATGCGTTTTACAGCGATTCGAAAATATGAAATCTATTTGAGTAAAAAAGAACTTGAAATCATTCTTCCGCTTATGCGAGAATATTTAGAGAGAACCGGGCTACTACGTTGAACCTTCTCCTGAAAAAAAAATTTACCGAATCGGAACTCGCGTCGATCAGAGATCAAATCGATGGAGAGCTGGAAGAGTTTCCCGACCCGGAGATTTTTATACAGTACTGCAAGCAGCTGCACAACTGGTCTCGTAGAGAGGCCCTTGCTGCAATGCAGGACTTTCTCGACGTGAAAGTCAAAGCCCGCCACAGCCTCATCTAACCTCAAAACATCGGAAATTACGACCTTTCGAATCCCCAGTTGCTTTGTAAAATTTTTACATGCAACGGGCCATATCGTTTGATCGCGGAGAATTAGAAGTCGTCGAAACCGACGAGGGTTTTCTGCGCGCATTCGTGACGATCGCTCGCACCGGCGTATTCCCCTACCTGCGAAACGGCAAAACCCGCAACGAGGCGAAGCTCCCAGAGGAGTTGTTCCGAAAAGAGACTCTCGACTCAATTAAACTCAAACCGACCACTGATGGCCATCCGCCCGTTTCGGATAACCGAGGTTTGATTGGTCCCGAGAATTTCAAAAAATATGCGATCGGAACACTCGGCGATTCGGTTGAGATTATCGACAACAAAAGAATTCGAACTATCGAAATCATCTATGACTCGAAGTTGATTGGCGAGTTGAGGGCGGGAGAGAAGCGCCAGGTCTCGATCGGATTCGAATGTTATTGCGATGAAACTCCAGGAGTTTTCGAGGGGGAGCAATACGACGTAGTCCAACGAGAAATTTCGATCAATCATCTTTCTCACGTTCCTCACGGTCGTGCGGGTGAAGAGGTTACGATTCATTTAGACGGTGCGGACGAAATAGGAATCCAACTCGACGAGGAGACAATGAGCAAAATAGACAAAAAAACCACAACGCAAGACGAGGATCCGACGAAAGAGGATCCCGCGCCTCCGACGGAGGAGCAAATTTCAAAAGGGGTCCTAAAAGTCCTCCAATCGATGTTCTCAAAATTTTTGGGCGGGTCCGAAGAACCCTCCGCAGACGACAAAAAAAATTCCGAGCTTCAATCTCAAATCGATGCTCTCAAAAAAGAGAATGAAGAGCTTAAAAAAGCAGGAGCGCCTAACGTGCAAAAAACAGATCCAACCGCACCGGAGCAAGACGCCGCAATGGAGGAACGAATTCACAAGGCGGCTGCAGAACGATTGAAGCTGATCGAAACCGGTAGGGCAATCATTCCCGAGTTCAAGGCAGACGGGCTCTCAGGTCGCGAGATCCGACTCAAAGTGATCGAAGCGATCCTTCCAAACAAAAAGATCACCCAGGACGAAAGGGACGAGATCGTGAATGCGGTTTTCGATGCGGCGGTCGAAGTCGCTGGCCACAAATTCTTTGTCAATGGGCCGGATGCGACATCCGTTCGAATCGACGAGAGCGACATCGAAAAGCTCTACGCGGCTCGCCTCGATATGAGGGAGGCAAAAAAATGAAGCCTACGCCACTGTATCCCAACTCGCCTATAGGGTTCGGCAAGCAACCCCACTATTATCCCAACCAGTTTGTCGAGGGGACCAATCTCGCCGCCGGCGAGACAATCCCGTTCGGTCGTGCCGTTGGGAAGGGAAATGTCGTTGACGGAACTACCATCGTAGGACTGTCGCGGGCAGGTCTCACTAAACTATTTCGAGGAATCTCCGCCGAATCCACAGAAGCAAGCGATCCGGAAAACGGCTCCTATTTGGTAGGCGATCCGATCGGAATCGTAACGACCGGCGTTGTGGTCGCCTACGCTGAGGAGCCCGTAAACTCCTCTCTCTCGGTGCGTATTCGAATTCAGGATCACGCCACAGATCAAACGAAACGCGCCGGAAATTTCTGCGCGTTCGCGATCTCCGGAGAGACCGTGACGCTCAACGGAGCCGAATACAAATCCGAAAGCACCGTGGACGGCAAGGTCATCATTTTCCTGTCCGACTCAACTCAGATCGTCCCAGACTGAGCCGCATTTTACCGAGGAGATCAAAAATGCCCATTTTAAATAAGACAGTAGTAGGACAGGATTCATTTCTGTCCAAAAACGACCAACTTTACATTCAAGGTGTTCTCCTAAGACCGGCGGAAGAGGAGCTCAAGCTTCGTAAAATCGCAAGAGTCAATCCGAGCTTCCCGTCGTATGCGAGAGAAATTGGATATGACGTTTACCAGCGGCAGGGGCGGGCCAATGTAACCGCGGCCGGCGCGAGGCCTAAGGACGTTCATTTTGTCGACGAATCTATTGAGAGAATAACTCAACCGGCTGTTGACATTCAGACGGCAATTCGATACGGAAAGGACGAACTCCAGGCAATGCAGGCAAAACGCGCCCTCGGGAAAGGTCCTGCGTTTGCATTGGATCAAACAAGAATCGATTCCGCGCGGAGGTTCGTTGCGGAACGAGAGGATTACATTGGTTTCAATGGTGAGAAATCTCTGAAAGTTCCGGGGATTTTTACAAGTGCCGGTTACAAGGAACAGGTGCCCAGCTTCGCAACTCTAACAACCGCCAAAGCGATGTTAGAGGAACTCCATAGGGGAAAAACGTTTGTGGAGAAGAGTGGGCATTTTAAGGGCAGGACGCTCTGTTTGACCCCCGAGGATCAACTCAGGCTCCTACGGCCCCTAAACGATTACGCAACCGTAACCCTGCTCGAATGGTTCAAACAAAACGGTCTGTTTTTCGACAACATCATTACAACTAACGCGCTCCGGGCGGAAAACAACGTCATGGGTCAGGATTTGTTTATGATTCTGGACAACAATCCCACCACTTTGGAGCTCGCGGTCTTACAGGACATCGTCCTGGGGCCGCCCGTTACGGATGTTCTCGGTGAAACGATAATGCTTGTCGACGAGAGATTCGCCGGCGCGCTCGTCTATTATCCGGAAGGGATCTACGTGGGGATGCAGGAGATTGTTCCACCTTCTCTGCGGGCCTCTGGTTTAGAGCCCGAACCGGGCAAACAATTTCGGGGAACCGCGTTCAAAAGGCCCTTGCAGCACCTGGGAATGATACCTGGAGACGAGCCTGAACCCGCTGAAACCGCGAAGAGTAAAAAGACTTCCAAGGCAAAGGGAGAGACCACCAAACCGGACACTTCACAAAGTGGAACTGACTCTCAGTAACCTGAAGGAATTCCTCCCGGCGAATCACGGATTCAGCGATCCGTATCTAACCAGGATACTTTCCGACGCAAGTCGGGAGGTATCCGAACTCGATCGAGTCCCGATCGCCCATCGCTCCTTCGATCTTCTGCAACGACTCAAAAGCCTCGCACTCATCCAATCCGACTCCTCCGTACGACGAGGACTAACCTCCGCGGAAACGACCCCGGCGGATAACCCGACTTCGTTTTCTATCTCGGGAGCGTTTTCGGTAGGATTCGGCGGCTCCAAGTCGGATTCCGAGAAAATCTTCGGTTCCGGCGGCGAGGACGCAATGACCGAAGCAAACTCATTTGAGATTCAATACAGAAAAACTCTCTCTAAAATCCGAGGAGTCGGCGGGCGGGTAATCGCGTGATTATAGACGCAAGTTCAATCGCAATTCTAAAACGTATGGAGACCGCCGTTTCCGTTTTCCAGGTCGGCGGGGAATACATTGACGGGGAATACAGAACAACTTCCGATCCCGTCGAAACGCGTTTGATTATCCTTCCGATCTCCGGAGAGGAAATCAAAAATGCGGAGCCGGGATTCTATACGCACGAGGACAAACTCGTGATCGAGCTCGGCTCAAAAACGTTGAACGAAAAGGATCGGTTCCGATTCGAAAACAAAACGTTTGAAATCATAAAACACGCCGACTATGTTTCGATCGCAAACATTGCTCGATACACTGCCAGGAAAGTCCATGGGCCTCAAAATCAGTGACGAAAATAACATTCCCTTTATTCTCTCTTCCTTAGAGGAGCTGGAGGGGATTTCGGCTAACGTAGGTGTGGCCGCGGATCCGGATTCGGAGCTCGCAATCTATGCGGGTGCGCAGGAGTTCGGAGCAGTTATAACCTCCAAAAAGGCGCTCGCAAAACTCTACTATATGCTGGTCGACGAGGGGCTCATCGACAAGGAAAAGCTTCCGATCTATATTTGGATGAAGGCAAAAACCGAAATCATCATCCCGGAGAGATCGTTCCTACGCGCCACGTTTGACGACGAGGAGTCAATCAACAAAGCGATGAAACTATTCCTATTTGCAATGGATCGCGCCCTGGTCGGTCAGGGCAAAATGATTTCAGCCCTGGAGGCCGCGGCGGATTCTCTCGTCTCGAGCGTCAAGGGGACGATCGCCGGCGGAGTGAACCCGGGCAATCATCCGCTTACGACTGCGCGGAAAGGACATTCCAAAACCCTAATGGGCAAAGAGCCTCGACTGCAGCGTTCGATTACGAGAGAGATTGTAAGGGGCGGGCGGTAGGGGCGTTTTGTTTTTTGAGGCGGGTTATAATCTCTTTGCAGGCGGTCGCCACCTTTCCGGCGTCAATTCGGGTCAATTGGTCCGGAGTCTTGTGAGCGACCTTTTCCGCAAGCGCTTCCAGAGTGTATGTCTTTCCGAGCCGCTCGATCGTCGCGATCATATTCGATATTTGTTTTTGTTGTTCGCGGCTCATCTGAGCAACATGGCCGGAAGGCTCATGCCGCCCCCTCCTTTTTCGCTCGCCGCTCATTCTCTCTATGACCTTCCCGGCCTCCTGGGCGGACAAATCCCGAATGGATTCCCTATTCGTAATTTCGAATACGATGCTATGCAACAGCTCGGAATCGATCCCCTTGCTGCGAGCGGTCGCCCAGATCGCCCGCATCTGCGTGGATGTGATTTTAGGCGTCATAGTGATGGGCCTCGATCGGGGCCAGCAGCCGTTGTATGGCTTCGCCGGAATACAGATACTTGCGTCGATTTACCTGCTTTGCCAACAATCGTCCGGTCAGGCGATAGTTTGCAACCGTGCGGATGGTTACGCAGAGTAAATCCGCCACCTCGCTTTCATCATACAACATTCTGGGGTTGATCCCGTTATCCAATCGCGGCTTGTGCTCAGGCATTCTAATTTTCCTCTGTGGTTATGATTATTTTAATTCCATTTTCTGTATTTTGTGTTTGACTAAATTCCGTTTTCTGTATTAAATGCCAACATCCTAACAAACGTCAAGGACAAACCAAACATGGATCAACCAAATACATTACAAATTTCAGATCTTCTCAAACTGGTTCAATTGGAAAACCCGGATAATCAGATCTCCGATTCCGACGGGAATGAATACGACTTCGAGGACCTTCTGGCCCGAATACCGGAATTGTACGACTTCGATCCTTCTCACTTACGGCGACTATCACATGGCGATGCAGCTGATCGTAATGGCGGCATTCTCGGTCGGCTGGTTGAGCAAATTGCATCCGGAAACCGTTAAGATGCTCGCACGGGATCGGTATGCCGATCAATCACCTTGGGCTCACCAGACGGGTAACGCAACAGCATGAGCACCGCCACATTGCCCGTCTGGGTAAAACCTAACATCTGTATCTGCGGTTCTATCGCAGAGTTGCGACAACATTTCGGCTACAGGACCAGAGCATGGGTTTGCTTTGTTGCGTGCGACGAATGCGAACGAGTCACGGCACTCTATAAAACCGCCATAGAAGCCGTAAAAGCATGGAACAGCAATACGCTGGATACGGAGGATTGAAAACATGGATCGTTTCGAGATACCTAAACATAGAGTTAAGCAAAAACCGTTTCAATTCACGCCGGAACTACTTTCTCAGATTATGGCAAAAGCCGCAAAGAATAGAAAAAACAAACAGAGCAATACAGAACGCTATCCATCCATATCATCAAGATTATCAAAATTATCGAGAAATTCGGTAAATCCGTCGAACCATTCCGCTTCCGGCATTGCGGCACAAAACGAGAGAGCGAAAAAAGGAAGATCATGAAGTTTGCAGAAGTTCTCAATCAAACAATTCAAAATCCAGAGGTCTTCTTTCAGAAAGATTCTGACGGGGATAAAATAGTAATGAATCAAGAAGATGCGATACGTCAGTCCGCGCGTTTACGACAAATGATCGATCGATATAGGCCGTTATCATCTTCGGCGACAAGTCCTCTTTCCGGAGCCCTGCGCATATGACACCTCCGTTTCAAGCTGTGCTTCTTCTGTTTTTAGGTGCGATCTGGGTCAGCGCTTTATACGCCTCGAGGAAAGAATCGTGAATTCGGAGCTGATAGTACGGCTTATTTGTTGGGCCTTCTTTGTAATTATAATTTATATAGGATGTGGGAATGAAACGAAAGATCAGTAAAAAATCGGAACCTGAAATCAAAGTCAGGCTCCTATCGGAAGCCGCCGAGAAAAAACTCAATGCGCATATCAATAAATTATATAAACGAATGAGCGAGTTTTGTTCTAAGAATGGATTTAATTCCTCGGACTTAACTCGCACACTCCGCTTAGTCCCCACCCCGAAGACGCCACTCGTTCTAATCGCCGTCGAAGCGGGAGGAATAAAGATTCCAAACGCAAAGAGAAAGCTATTGTTAGCGGGAAATGAGCGCGCAAGTCGGCTAAAAATTAACCAGGAGATCATAGATGAACGCAGCCCAAACGCCTAAAACATTAGAGGATCTGAATGCGCACCTACAGAGGTTGGTTGAGATCGAAGCGAACCTAAAACGAATCGACGGGGATAAAAACACAGAGGTCGAATCGGTTCGTTCAAAGTTCATAGATACGGAGCGAGATCTCGTCTTTGAAAAGGAACAGCTGGACCGTCAGGTTCGTGAATTCGTTCTGCAAAACAAAGATACGTTATTCGTCCATCGTAAAACGATCGAGCTCCCGTTTGCGACGATCAGGAAAATCGATTCGCAAGAGATCGAAATCACGGACGAAAAATCAAAAACCCTTCCTCCGTATTCAGTGGACCTGATCGAGAAATTTTATCCTGAGCGAGTAAGCGACGCGATTCAGATCAAAAAATTAATCAAAAAAACGACTCTCAAAAGCTGGACCGATGCGGAACTCACGAAGATCGGAGCTACGAGATTTTTCAACACAAATATAAATTACAAACTTAGAATGGAACTTCCTGAAACCGACGTTGCTCGGGATCTGGAATGAGGAATACGGGATTAACGATCATGAATATATTCCTCCAGCGTCCCGATCGCGAACGGTCCACAGGTGAAATCTCGAACATGCTTTCATTCTCAACTCGGACCGTTTCATACCATCTTAGCAAAATGTCCGCGGCCGGCATTTTGATTCCGAAGGGAACGAGAAAGGCTCGCAGGTACAAACTCAAAGGGGCGACGAGCGCAAATGAAAATTCCTGATTGGATTATAGACATACTAACGGAGATTAACGATCTCGCCGCTTCCGATTCGAACGCGAGTTCAAATGTGGATGAGATCTACACGCTGACGCAGGATGCGTTAGATAGGATTGAGGCGGCGTATAGACCACAGAAGTTCCTCGGAGAAATGTATTAGCGAATTGCGACGCGAACACGGATCGCACCGAGCCTTCGAGATTCGAAGGTTGAGCGCGATCGATTAGACGACGATCAGCGGGCGCGCGAGGGTTTTATCCGTGTTACCTTGCGCACCCCAAGGGGCTGGCCCGGCCCCAAAGGGAAATCCGGTCGGATTTATAAACCGGCCGGATTTCTCGGGCACTTTGGAATTATATGGACGCGTTTGAACCTATCGAGACGTCGGAAGAACGATGGATTGAATACTGTGAAGGCCTCCTGAGACGCGGACGAACTCCGTCTCGATGGAAAGATCTCCCCGAATGGATCAAAACCGAACGGATGCGAGAGTATTATATTGAACTGAAGGAGAGGATAGAGAGGCAAAATGGTTCCGGATGAAACGCTGAGGCGATATACAAATATTATGAGATTGTTACATAAAATCCGATACGTTCTATTTTTTGACGAGTCCCTCACACAAGAGGACAGGCGTATGCTGGAAAATTATAAAAACACCCTCGAGCCCGAGAGACAAGCCCTCCATAAGGCCGTTGAGACCGACCACGATTACCTACATTCATATTCAGATTTCGTAAAGCGAAGGAATGCGCTATGAGTGATTTTAACAAGGAATATCGGGATATCCTAATGGATTGCGAATACGCGAGACTGGGACTGAGTTTTGTAGTCGGCCATTTGGATCTAATGAACCGCACATCCGGTCACTATGAGATTCAGGAGGACGAGTTCCGTTGCCTGAAAAACGTTTACGATACTCTCGAATCGAGAGTTAAAAAATTAAAAGGCTCCAAATTCTGCCCGTGAGCCAATTTTATTTCCATGAAACATAAGGAGATTCCAATGAAATTCAAAATGCTTATTTTTATTTTTTGGATGATAGCCTTTCTTCGGTGCGACGAGCGCAAGGTCCAGCCATACGCGGAACGCGTTTGCGTCAAACCGCATACCACCCTAATCCCGCAAATCACCTATGTGGGCAATACTCGATTCGTCAATTATATTCCAGTGCAGAAATGCGACTTTCACGAATGGAGAATTATTGAGAACGATACGGTTTATAGAATCAAGGAACTTGAAAAAGTAGGACCACTGAAATGAAAACCCTTCCTGTAGGAGCAACCGAGGTGGGATTGTGAGTAAACTCGAAATCCTGGAATTGGTCCTCATGTATGCCACGTTTTGGACCTTGGTAGGTTGGATGTTCTTTGGATTGATTTTCATTTTAATCCGGTTTCTCGTATTCGAAATATTTAATAATGATACTCCGAAGTTTCAAGACCTGGATCGAAAATTCATCGGAGGTTATCAACCGAAACGATCTCAGGATACAAATCAAAATCCTCCAAGGGGAGAGGCGGGCGGAGCATGAATCGAGATTCAAGGTTCGGTTTATTTATGACCGGCTTCCTCCAGGTCTTCCTGGTGGCTATTAACTCTTACTTAATAAGCAAAGAGCAATACATTCCCGTTTTCGTTATCGGCGGACTGATTTCGTTTGTATGGACTTGGAATGTTCAAAAGATCGCATTTGGGACAATGAAAGATCGAATAACGTATGCTTCAGGCGCGGGTTTCGGATCGATAGCTGGGTTATTCGTATCCGTTTATACTCTTAGAATCTTCACTTCATAGGGAGGCGACACTGAAAACTTCATCCCGGGAAAAAATATTAAACGAAGTCTGCGCAGAACGAGAAAAGCAGGATTTGAAATGGGGGGAGCAGAATCACGAACCCATGGAATGGTGTCCGATCCTCGGTGAGGAGGTCGGGGAGGTGAACAAGGCTGCTCTGGAAGCATATTTTGGATATAAGGAGAAAGGAAATTATTCCGAATATCGGAAGGAGCTCATTCAGGTTGCGGCTGTTGCAATTGCGATGATCGAGTCGCTTGGCCGAAATCAATCCAAAGAAAATCTTCTTTAAAGTTCATCTCATATGCCCATAAACTTTAAAGAAGCCCAGAAAATTTCCCGTTCATTTGAGCTGGCGGCAGATCAGTTGAATTTTCTATCCGGTTATATTGAGGCTCGCAATCATCTCAAGGCGACGGGCTCGGGCCCGGCGTATGAGCTCGGTAAAGAATACGGTCAAGCCCCCCCCAAAAAAAAAGGGGGCATATAGATGAACTCCTATTTTAATAATTCGAGGAAATAAAATGATCACAGAAGAAGAACTTACAGACGAGCTAATAGCTACAACGGCCCTGGAATGGAGGCATATTCCTGGGAACGGCTGGCTCACCCGGGCGCGAACGATCGAAGAGCGCCTACCGCAGTTCTTGGCAGACGGCCGGTGGACCGGGCTACTTTGGCAAATTGCTTACCCGATCATTATCGACAAAATGCTCCAATTGAGAATACAGGAAGACGAAATCACTTTTCAGCAATACGACCTCGACGCAGAAGACTATTTCGAGGTTAGGGAACCGGCGCCTCCGTCATCGTACGCATTATCCTACCCATTAACAGCATCTACCATCAACAGCGCCCTATGTTTAATCATATTAAACAAGAATGGCCTATGAGCGTTCGACCGGCCGGAAGTACAATTCTGTTAAATGACATGCCAGATCAATGTCCGATTGGCGACGCGATGATTCTCGCCCGCTCTAAAACAAAATATTACGGAGCATACCCCTCCGGCCTTCTGGAGAGAATTCGGCCCCTTTTAGTTGGAGGAGATCCAGATGCGACGATTCTGCACATCCCTGGAGGACGGGCGGCGGAGTATAACGGCGTAAAAGGCGGGATTACTCTTACGGGGTTTGGAGTAAATGATCTTACTGTCGATTTAGATCCTGAGTGCAATCCTGACATTCTATGCGACGTTCGAAAACTGTGCGACAGAGTTGTCGCAAGAGGCGACAATATTTATTTCTCCTCGCTTGCTGATCGACCCTTATCCGACAATGGCGACAATCCGGATCGGGTACTGCCACGTCCAAAGGCCGCCATTATAGACCGTCCGTATAGCGAAAGCCACGCGGAGAATTACGCTCCGGGAAAATCATTTCTTCCCAACCTGAATAAACTGATCCGCGACACTTTCGAAATAATCGTCCCCTGGGGGCTGGTTGGGGTTCTGGATTACAAATGGCCAGCACCCGGCAAAGAACAGTTTAAATGTATCGGGTTACACCCGGTCCTTACAGGCGAGAATAACGACATCCGCCTTTTTTCGATTTGGAAGAGACGGGAGATCTCGTAGTTATTTTTTTTAAGAGGATACTAATGAGCGATCGAAATCCAATCATAGAACGCGTTAAGAAGCTTATTGCGCTATCAGATTCATCCAATGAAAATGAGGCTAAGCTTGCCGCGCAACAAGCCGCGATGCTGATTCAAAAATTTAATATTGAGGCCTCTGAATTAGACCGAGGGGCCGTTATTGAATTCGATTTAAAAACTGGTCGGTCGCGAGCTAGTTACTGGCAAAGTCTGCTGCTCCGAGGAATCGCGGAATCCAACTTTTGTTCAATCTTGATCGCAAAGGAGGAGGAGAATTCAGTAGTCGAAGTGGTTTATAAAATCATTGGCAGAGAGGTAAATGTGTTAGCTACAAATTTAATGTACGAATATTTATGTGGCGTAGCCTCGCTCCTATCCCCAAAAATATTGCCTGAAAAGACAACTTATTTAGAGGGCTTTGCGTATGGTATGGCAATTCGGTTATCTAAACGAAATGAACTCTGGGGAGTTGCCGAAGAGAATGCGCTTATCCGAGTAAAATCAGAGGATGAAGTCGCAATCGATAAATATTTAGAATCAAAATATCCAGATATTCGCACCGCTCCGACCAAACAAGTGAAAATGGATCAAGATTCATTTAGACGAGGTCTCGAGCAATCCCGGGGGATAAATTTATCCAAACAGATAAAACCGAAACACCTCGAATTAAACTAAAGATAAGTAGGAGACAACCATGTCCCAACCAGATGAAAGAGGACTCAGCAATCCAAAATTAACATTAGAAGAATATAGGACCCCAGATCATCGAGACTTAACAGAAGACTTTGAACCAGAAGGCGATCCCATGCAAGAACCGGATTATTATTTCTGCATGTGTTGTGGCACACAGACGGGAGGGCATGCATTTGATTGTCCTCGTTGCATGGGACCAATGGAAGAGGGATATTTTTGAATGACTATGATAAAGATCTCTATAACTCGATTCATCTTTTCCTATATAACAATTTGTGCAAATTGGAAATATTCACTTGGCTTGAATCCGAACTATGTAGCGGCATTTGCAATTTGCTTAATCGGCGAAATGTCTTATATGTTTATAGCAATTTTACTTAAAAATTCCATTCGAAATAAAAATGAATCCGTTCATAAGTATAAAGAAACCATAGAATATAAGTGTCCGGCCTGTACTTGGATTAATCGAGTGACGATAAATGAAGCCGAAGAATATTCTCGTTACAGACTTAATGCACAATTTAATTGTAATTATTGTGGA